GTCTTCGCTGCCGTCAACCGCTTGAGTTCGTCGGTGAACGCCTTGGCCGATAAACCGAACGCGCCGATGGCGTCATAGATCGCCACCTCGGCGCCGTCAGCCGCGGCGCGGATCTCGAACCAGCGTGGCATGAAGCCTGTTCCTCAAGGCGTGGGGA